TTAATTGATCTCACTCTTTCTTCAAGGTAATCATCCGGTGATAAATCTGTTCCATTCGATTGCATTTTTGATCTGAAAGCCTCTATTGTTTATGCTCTTGATTATTGATTCAAGATAGTCGACCTTCTCTTGCTGTAATGTAACTTTCAGACTAATATCCGTCAGCATATCATCACTGTCAATGTAAAGATCAACCTCATTCTTTAGAAGTTTCTTATAAAATTGATCCCGACCTAGTTCTTCTAGTTCGCTTTGATCTAGTTCACCCAGATAATATTCTAGTAGTACTCTTCGTTTCTTTTTCAGTTCAGCCTTTTGCTGAAAGAGCCGAACACGTTCTGCGAGGAATATCTTCAAGTATTTATTGTGCAGTGTGGGTATCTTTGTAGATTCATTGCCCAATTCTGTTTCATCAAGTTTGCAGTCTTTGTCCCACTGCTCCATAATATCTTCAACTTTCATTTTTTACCACTTTTCATTCTCAATTCAAATATTTTAATCAGATAATTGCAGTACTCTGGATAGTTGATGTACTTATTTATCTGTTCAACCAGATATTTTTTTGTCATAATTTTTTCGCAATGTCCTTAATTTTTTCTGTGGCATATCGTGTATATAAGCATGGTATGAAAGCGTGTACTACCACTCTCCAACAAATACCCCATGACATCCATGCAAAGCCTATAGCCCGATTGAAATGTTGCCAACGTGATAGACCTTCGTAGTACATATGCTCTTTACACATTTTACTAAACATTATAGCACCTTATGCGATAGTTGTCAATTCATATTTTCTATAGGCAAATGATACTTGGCCTTGCAGATATTCAATGTCCGTACCCGTTGTGTTAAATTCTAATGCGCCCAAATTAATTGGATAAGCGTCAATAAATTTAACTTCAACATTAGGCTTGTACTGGGCTGTAGTGATAATTAGGCTTGCATCTGAATATTGTCTTTCTGTGCTTACAGCATTTGCCTTTAATGTATTCTGTATGTTCTGCCTCTGTTGAAAATTATCTGGATATCCCAGAGATACCAACCAATCGTAGATTTCACGAAAATTCTTTAGGTCTTCATCAATTTGAAAATTTAGATCAAGTTGTCCAAATGTGAGTTTGTCACCAGGAATAGGCAAGCGAATAAATGTATTGTCTTGTTCTAACTGACCCATACTAACATCTGGAATATTAGCAGATGTACAGAAATAATTCACATGTGGAATCTTCTGAATCTGAAACCTAAAACCAGTTGGTGATAGAAAACTTAAATTGTCTGGTTGTGTACCTTGTAGAGCCATAGCAATATCTCCTTGCATATATTTATACGCACAAAAAAAAGGGAGGGCAAAGCCCTCCCAGTTTTCAGGTTGGTTGACCCAACTCTTATATTACATAAGGTTGGTAACCTTTGCGATACGGTAGTAGATGTTACCATCGCCAGTGCCAAGACGGGCAGCAATGCCGTTACCATCGTTGGTTGCGAATGGGTTAGATACCATGCCGTAGCGTGTCTTAAAGCCAATCTTTGGCTGGAATGTGTTCTCACCAACTGCACGAACCATCTGTAGTGGAACGTATGGGCAATAGAACAAGCCAGCGTCAAAAGAACTTGTGCCTTTGTAACCAATTGTGTAGTAGTTATTAGTTGCATCAGCAAAGTATGGGTCGATATACACACGAATGCGGCCGTTAAGTACGCCAGCAAATGTGTTACCTGCATCGTCAACCTGAAGGTTGTTTGTAAGTGCAGGTGTGTAATCTAGAACGCCAGCCATCTGAAGTGCAGAAGCAACATCAGAAGAACAGATCATTACATTACCCTTACCACGGCGAGTTGCCTTGGCTAGTTCGTTAGCATCACGCTCGATTTGGAACATAAGACCCTTGAACTTCTCAACTGACCAACGACCGTTTGAGTCGGTGTCAAGATCGAAAGTACCAGAAGTCGTTGTGTTCTTTGTAGCACCAGCAACAGCAGAGTAGTTGATTGTACGAACTACTTCACGGTTGATTTCAGCTAGGATCTCAGCAGAAAGAATGTTTGACAATTCTGTTTCTGCGTCAAGACCGTGAATTGCTTTAAGGTCTTGAGCAAGTTCCATTGTGTACTCAGCCTTTAGCGCACGGCTAACAGCAGTTACAGCAACTTTCTCGACTGAGAATGCCATCTCATTGAATTGCTCACCAGTAGCACCACCTAGTGCCTCTGCTTGGGCAGTAGTCATGCCAGTGTGAACATTATAGTTACCACCAGTAGATGATGCAGAACGATCAGACGGATCTGTACCTGTCTGAGCGGCACCAGCAGATGAGTTGGCGGCACCCTGTGATGCAGTGTTACCAGCATATGACATTGAGAATGAAGCGTCAGCCTCATTAAACATTGCCTCTGTGCCAGTCTGTGATGTGTAGCGTGAACGCATTGCAAAGATAAGTCCTGTTGGACCTGTCATTGGCTGAACGCCAGCGATATCATATGCAATTAGGTTCGGCATTGAGCGGCGAACGAGTGAGATAAGAACTGGATCGTAAATATCAACATTACCAGCACTTGCTACAGATGAAGATGCGCCCATTGCGTTAGCAGGAGCGGCCTCACCGAGAAGTGATGGAGCGTTGTAACCACCAGAACCTTGTGCCTGCTCACGGGCAGACTTTTCTTGGTTTTCTAGAAGTGTTGCAGTAACGGCTCTCTTATGGGCATCCTTGATTGGCTCAAGGTCGGTATGCTCAAGAACTGGCTGCCACTTCTTTTGAAGTTCATCAGATTGATACATTTTAGTTTCTCCTTTAGTAAACTATCAGCCTTTATACAATATTTATAAATTATTACTTTTTGATGCTTCTTGAAATGGCGTCTGTGTAAGCAGCCATAGAGCCTGTCACTTCAGTAGCCTCTTCTTCGATTTCAAGAGGTTCTTCATCAGTTGCATCATTCTCAACAACTTCTTCCGATGGGAAGTAGTTCTCTTTGATTGTCGCTAGTTTTTCAGCATATGTGTCAGCATCATAGTCAACACCTTCTGCTAGTGACTTCATCTTTTCAACTTGTGAATCAGTTAGTCCTTCACAAACAACTGCGAGTTCCTTGTCCTTCTTCATTTCGACAAGTTCTTTTTTGACTTCGATGTTACGCTCAACTTCTTCGTTGACTGAAGCCTCAAGTTCTTCAACTTTACCAGCTAGTTCATCTACTAGATCGACCTTCTCTTCTGGAATGTCAATATAGTTTTCAGCGAATAGATTGCGTAGACCATGCATGAAGTTTTCAACAATCTCTGCACGGACACCCTTTTCAATAGCAAGTTCGTTTTCTTTCATCCACTCTTCAGCGACATACTCAAGGTAGTCATCAAGTTTTGTGGTGAGATCCTCAATCATTGTTTCTTTTTCAGCATCAAGGTCTGAAGACATTTCTTCGGTAGCAGATTCTAGAACTTCATTTACCTTTGAAAGAACAGCGGCTTCAAAGATTGTCGTTGCAGACTCTTTGAATTCCTCAGAAAGTTCTTCTGAACCGAACAGTGCAGTTACATCGGCTGATACGTCAATATCTTCCTTTGTTACTTTCTTGCTCTCTTTCTTCATCTTTTTCTTAGGATGCATACCTTCTTTGGCTTCTTCTTCATCATCGCCCGGATGCATAGCGGCCATCATTTTGCCATAAGATGCCATAAGGTCATCTTTTTTCATTTCTTTCATGGCAGCGGCCATTGCATTGATCATACCGATTTTCGTTTTCGGTAGTGATGCTTTAGTTGCTGTGGGCGCAGGTACCTCAGATGTTCCATCGTCAGCCTTCATCTCGTTAGCAGATTTCTTGGCTTCCTCAAGGTTCTCTTCTTCAGTAGCAACGTCCTCGACAACATCCTGTGCTTCAAGGATAGCATCATCCTCTTGCATTTCTAGTTCTTTATCGGACATTTGAGTCTCCTTTATCAGATAATTACTCATTTAATCTATATTTATAATATTACAATTTTGAGAGGAAATTCTCGAAAACTTTTAGTTTTACACTCTCAAGTTCAGACTTTGAAGCCTTCTTGATTTCTGTTTCATAATCAGCGATTGTGGCTTCTCTGATTACACCATTCTCCCAAACCCACTCTTTACTCTCCATGATGCCATTTACAAAAGCATCTGGTGCTGATGGGTCAGCAACAATGTCAGCGGCAGTTGCAAGATAAAAATCCTTTTGCACTTCTTGTGCGCCAGCTTTTCCAGCCTTGAGACTACCCATACCACGACTTGATACTCCAAGTTGTGCGCCTTCGTCCATAAGAGACTTGACGATTGCACCATATGGAGTTTCAGTCATAATCTTTGCTTTACCCATGAAGTTAGAACCATCTTGTTTTAGTTCTGTAATCATGTGTGAAACTCTCTCAAGATTGATTGTAGGGCCTTGAGGATGACCTAGTTCGCCATAAGCACGTTTCTTATTAACGTATTCTTTGTTATATCTAGCAACCTCTGTAGCAAGAGTTGACGCAGGATATACACGACCGTTTCTGTTTTTGATATCACCTTGCATGAAGACGCCTTCGATGAAGTATGATTTCTTACCGTCTTCTTCTTTTTCTTCGGTGATATAGTTGATATCTTCGTTGACTTCGCAAATAAGTTTTAGGCTCATGTCGATACCTCCGCTACTTTTGTCCCGAATACTCCGGAGTTTGCTGTAATAGTATCGTTTGGTCTTTTACGGACAGTTACAACTTCATTTGCATTAAGTCTGATTGTAACTTGACCACCAGGATAGTTACCATCTAGTCCACTGTCTGTTGGTGTTGCAGTATTAGCAATAGTTACTGTTCTAGCAGTACCATTATTTGTAATACGAACAGCCGTAGCGTTGTACACATTGTTCGCCGATGTAGTGAACGCAACAGTATTTGCAAGAACCTTAATAGCCATTACTTACCTCCCAATGCGATATCCATCATCTTCATAAAAGAATTTGGATCTTTTTCAACTGCATCGGCAAACTTTGCTTTTGTAGCATCATTCTTAATGCGTTTGTCGTGTGCATTTACCATTGCTGATGCAGTAGTAAGGTCAATTCTCATTGTTTTACCATTAGCAAACTTTACTTTTTGCATCTGCTTATCTTTAACGATCTTTCTGAGGGTATCCATAACGCCTTCTTCTAGGTCTTCATCATCTTCGTCTTCTTCAGATTCGTCCTCATCTTCGTCTTCAGCCTCTTCTTTGATAGGCTTAATAGGCTTTTTCTCACCAGCGTCTTTACCTTTAGGCGTTGTTGGCTTAGTACTACCTGTATGTACTTCATCATCGGCAGTTGGATGTGGCTCTGTCTCTGTTACATGAGCGTCAACAAAATCTTGCTCACCTTTAGAACGTGGCTTTAGTTCTTTTTCGTCATTCTTAGGCGTTTTTGCTGATAGATCAGCGGCGCTTGCCTCAACGAAAGTGCTAAACTTCTGAATCTTGGACATCATTATCCCCTTCGTCTGATACTTGTGCAGACATAAATTGAGATGCTACTTCTACTCTCTTTAATTCAATTGCATCGGCGACCTTATCAGCCATGATGTTATTGATAGCATTCTTAAATTCAGCAGTATTACCGTCAACAGCGAACTCTACTGCATCTCTTGTTGTATAGTCTGACATATTAAATCTCCTGTAATTCTATTTATAATAAATTGCAATTAGATTAATTGAACTCATCATTATCAATTTCACCATCGCCTTCGTCTTCAATCTCTTGATTAATCTGTTCAATATCTTCTTCTGTCTGGCGTAGAACATTTTTCTGAATCCAAGCAGTAGAGAAATATTTACCAGTGTACTGATCAACATCTTGCAACAGACGTAATCTATTTTCAAGAACTTCAGAATCTTTTAGTTCTGCAAAATGATTATCTTCCATGAAATCATAATGAATATTATCCTGCATCTCTTTCCACTCTGCGGCTGTGATTATGCCTTTGAGTAGTAGTTGACGCTCAAGAAGAATATGAAAAATTTCTGAGAAACGTGTTCTTAGACGACCAACGAAACGAGAGAATTTCAACTCATCTCTTGTGATCTCTGAAGCACGACCAAGATTGAAAGCACCATCTGCCTGTAATCTTGTTGTAGGAACATTCAATGCTTCATATAATTTGTTCTTAAAATAGTTTACATCGTCCATTTCGCCAAGATTCTGGCCACCCGGAAGTGTTGTAATCTCTGTGCCACGACCACCCTCTCTGCGAGGAAGCCAATAATCCTCAAGCATTGTAAGAAACTTACGATCATCTCTGACTTCGCCAGTGTTTGCATCGTATACAAGTTTGTTCTTATGCTTGACCATCATATCACGCAGATATTGC